TGAAGTGCACAAAGTTTTGAATGATATCGGAGGAAGATTGCTGGGAATTCGTCTTCGATTTCTTGTAACTTTCCTCGTCGAGCGAGTTCGAGGACCTTTTTCCATTTGTCTTTTTGACCACCGGGTCCAACAGGTACACATCCCCATTCCGTGAAATCGCGCTCCTTCTTACAGTATTCGATTGCTTGAGAATTGGAACCACGCTGCTTTTCGATATGGGCTCTGGGGAGCATTGTTCGGATTTGGTTGAAGGATTTCCTTTCTTTGAAGTAGGCATATCCTTGCCAATGGGGTGTTCCATTTTCGCCGCGTTCGTTTCCTTTGATAACATATTTTGCGTTGTCGATGATTTTTTGCAGATCGACTTCGTCCCATGCACTGGGGTTGTTGATTGTAAAACACCATCCTCGTGACCGTTCATTGTTGTTGTTTACCATTAAAAGAAAAAAAAATAATGACCACCAGATGCCTAGTTAGTATTACCTAGGCATCTGGCCATCTGGCCATTCATTTTTTTAAAAATTTGAAAGACCATCATTCTTGAAAAGACCTGTCATTTGTGAATTTGATTCGTCAATGGCAGGTTATAAAAGGTCCAACCGTGGTATACTTCGAAGTCTTTCCCGTCGCCGGAAAGTGGGACGTGGTACATATATACGGAGAAAGGGCCGTGTTATGTACAGTCGTCGCCGGACAAAACGAAGTGTGGGATTATTTAGAAGATACAGAAATCCTTTTACCCAATCATCGATCACCACGTGTTTACAGTACAACGAAGTCATTACATTGAATCCGCAGGCGGATAATTTGGGATCTAGTGGTTCTAATGTATGGGTATTTTCGGTTAATAGTTGTTATGATCCTGATACAACCGGTATTGGACATCAACCAATGTATTATGATAATTATGCTCAGTTATTTAACCGTTATAGAGTTAATTTTGCGCAAATTACTGTAACAGTTATTAATCATGCAGTAAATACTGAAACGGCTTATCAACCTCCTAATGCTGCACCAGTAGTAATATCAGAACCGAATTATGCATATAAATTGGCAATAGTCGCTGATAGGGAATTAAGTGATTATCCTACGACTATGAATCGTTTGATTGAAGAAGGGGGACCAAATGTTAAGTGGAGATTTATAGCCCCTTCACTCAACGGGAAATTGCCAAAATTATATCATAGTGCTTCTCCTCATCGATTAACAGGATTAAGTTGGGGTGATGATACATTGCAAGCAGATATTGGAGCTAATCCAGCTCGTCAGGCGTATTTTGCGGTTGCTATCACGAGTGCGGATCGTGTTACGGATCCGCCTATCGTGTATGCTAACGTGCAAATTAAATACTATGTAAGATTTTTCGATCGTAGAGTTATTCAACCAGAGAATTAAATCTAGGGTTGCAGCAGTGTAGCGAAGCGTAACACTGCAACCCTAGATGTTAGGGTTACATGTTTACAACTTTAGGTTTAGGTTTAGGCATTCATAACATAATTAAAGAGCAACAAAATGTTTTATATTAAATCTTCTTTTTATCGGTTCTAAGTCTTGATTGTTTTCAAAACACTCTTCTATACTATAATTACTTAAAACTATAATTTTCAAAGGTCGGATTTTTTGAAGGGTCCCTCCTTTAACTTCTGCACAGAATGGATAACGATCCGCCCATATTTTGAGTTGAGATGAAGTGCAGTCGTTTTTTGGGGACCATTCTTCAATAGCCACTACTTCTTGACCATCATATCCATCCCACCATTTATTGAGTGATTTCTGGAAGTGATTGGGATAATTTTGCCACAACATTCTTGATTTCCCTGTTCCGGTTGCACCATACCACCATTCATTTGACAGAGTCTCGAGTATGAGAGGACGCTCTGGTTTATGAAGTGCACAAAGTTTTGAATGATATCGGAGGAAGATTGCTGGGAATTCGTCTTCGATTTCTTGTAACTTTCCTCGTCGAGCGAGTTCGAGGACCTTTTTCCATTTGTCTTTTTGACCAC